TTGTAGAAGCGTCAATAACTGTGCAAGGTAGCGGGGCATTAACAGCTACAACGGTGTAACCTATGTCCAACCCTATAGACGCCTTAGACGATTATTTATCGAATATCGAAACAAGGCATATAGAAGTAACTTTACGCGCAGGGGCCAAGCCTCTGCGTGTTTACTATACCCCTATGACTTCTGGCGAAATGTCAACGATCCAGAGGAAGCATTCTGATTTTCCATCTGCCAACATAGACGCTCTGATTGATCTAATTATCTTGAAGGCTCTCAAGGAAGATGGAGAGAAGGCTTATACGATTGAACATAAGCCTAAGCTGAAGCGCATCCCCCATGAGGTGATCTATAAGATCAGTGCGCCTATGATGTCTGCTGGCTCTGTTGAGGAAGCTGAGGGAAACTAAAGAAAGACCCATTCAGGTTTAATTTAATCGCGTTAGCAGATAGATTAGGCCGCACGATTAGTGAGATTGAGAAAATCACATTAACGGAGTATAATGAATGGGTCGCATACTTTAAGATCGCAGACGAAAGGCGGGAAGAAGATGGCAAGCGCAGAACAGCTAAAGTTTGAACTTCTTGCGGTTGATCGCGCTAGTCGGCCCATTCAGCAAGTTCAAGGTCGCGTCAGAAACTTTGATCGTCAGATAAAGCAAAGTTCAGTTCAGATGAACCAGTTTGGTGGCTCCTTGACGGGCGCTACTAAAAACTTGCGTAAATTTGCATTAGGCGGCGTTCAGCAGGCGGGTTATCAAATTGGTGACTATGCTGTTCAGGTCGCTAATGGAACCAGTGCGACACAAGCATTTGGTCAACAGGCTGGACAATTCTTTCAGATATTTGGCCCATTCGGCGCGGTGCTTGGTGCGGCTATATCTGTTTTCTCTGCATTCAAGATGGCTGCGGATAAAGCTGCTGGTGCGACTAATAATGTAGAGACTGCGGTAACGCAGTTATCAGCGGCTTATGATACGTTAGACAGCATAGATTTTGCGGGATTGGGTGATGACTTATCAGCGCCCGCCACTGCTGCTATGGCTAAGTATTCAGATTTACTAGCGTTGATAAGAAGGGTGGCTGAAGAGCAGCGGGATCAAGCGCTCAAAACTGTATTGGGAGCTTTACCGCCTGAATTGGTAAAGTCCCAACAAGACATGCTGAAAAGAATTCAGACTGATATTGGTAATAACGTAAAATTGTCCGAAGCGGAGCGGTCAATTTATGACAGTTTATTGGCTATCACTCAGAAAAGGGCTAGGGCTGAGGAAATCTTGCTTGGCATAAACGGCAGTACAAGGCAAGAAGCCGCTGAAAGTCTGCAAAATGCAATTAGTACGCTTGACGCTGAAACATTACTTACTCCTGAGCTTGATAAGCAGTTAAAGTTATTTGCTGAACAGCAGGGTCTTATTGGCGTAATTAGCCGAGAGGCCAGCGCCACCAAAGATGAAACGTCTAAAACATCAGATGCTTATAGAGATATATTGGGTAGCGCATACGGCCTTATTCAGGCTGAAGATGCTATAAAGCAACTTTACATTGAGAAAAATGGAGCCATAGATAAGACCGCTGCAAATTACGTTGACATATTGGGCAGCGAGCAAGGCTTGGCTCAAGCTGTTCAAGCCGCAAACCAGCTTTATCAAAATAGGCTTGGCACTATAGATACTACCGCCAACGATTATGTTGACATCTTGGGAAGTGAAAAGGGGCTTTCTGCGGCTATAGCGGCGAACAATAAGCTATATGCAGATAGGCTTGCGGCAAAGCAGTCTGAGATAGCTGCCGCTCGCGCAAGCTTTATGGTTGAGGCTTCTGTAACGGTTGCAGAAACCGAAAGGGCAAAAGCCATAAAGGAAATGCAAGAGGCTTATGCGAAGATTACGGGCGGTGATAAAGGCAGTGAAAGCATAAAGAACACTGCTGAGATTATGAAAACTGAACTAAGCCCAGAGCTTATGCGGATCAAAGACGCATCTGAGATGGTGGGCAGTTCATTTGAGAGCGCCATGATGTCTATGGTGGATGGCACAATGACAGCCAAGGACGCATTCAAAACAATGGCGCGTGACATTATCTCTGAGCTTTACCGTATATTCGTGGTTAAGCAGATTACGGGATTTATTACGGGGGCTGTTTCTGGCGCATTTGCTCCTGCTTCTGCTGCTGGCACGGGTGGATCTGTTGCGCCCCCTAGAGCGCCGCGCCGCGCTATGGGCGGGCCTGTTTCTGGCGGGCAAGCTTATATGGTTGGCGAGCGTGGGCCTGAGCTTATTATTCCAAGCCGTAATTCCCACGTTGTTCCCAATAATCAAATGGGCGGCGGTGTGGTTGTTCAGCAAACATTTAATTTCGCTGCGAATGGCGACGATAGCGTGAAGCAAATAATTGCCCAGCAAGCGCCAAAAATTGCTAAGATGACGCAGCAATCAATAATGGAAAGCCGTAGGCGTGGCGGTCAGATGAAGGCGGTGTTTGGATAAATGGCTATTACATATCCTTTAACTTTACCCACGACAGGGGTTTCATCTGTTGAGTTGCGCACAGTTAATTCTAACGCAACTTCTCAGTCACCATTTACCTATAAACAGCAGATTGTTTCGCATGGCGGTCAGCGGTTTGAGGCAACGGTTAATTTGCCGCCTATGAAGCGTGATGATGCTGCGGCGTGGAAAGCAGCCCTTGTGAGCCTCAAAGGGTCTTTGGGTACATTCTTATTGGGTGATCCTGATTATCCTGTTCCACGCGGCACTCTGCGCTCTACAAATGCACAGAACCAAGCAACGGTAACGGGATCTGCTGGTCAAAGCTTCTTAACGATTACCATGCAGGATCAATTAAGCACTTTGCTGGCCGGTGATTATATACAAGTGGGTGCTGATAGTACGGCGCGGCTGTATCAGATCCTAGAGGATAGAACCGGCAACGGCACTGTGGAGATATTTCCTAATCTGCGGCTGGATTATACTAATGAGGTTATTGGTACGAATGACACGAAAGGTGTATTTCGGCTTTCAAATAATGTAACATCTTGGTCAATCGATAACGCATCAATTTACGGTATTTCATTTGAAGCCGTTGAAGCAATCACGGGGTAAATCATGGCTGATCGTAAAATATCTGAATTAACAAACATCACAGGCGCTAATTTGGCTGATGATGATGAATTTGCGCTGGTAGATACAAGCGCAGATGAAACAAAAGCGATTACCTTTGGTGAGTTTAAGACTGCCCTAGATACGGCCACTGGCTTTGTCAGGATCACTGGCGATACCATGACGGGCAACCTGAGCATGGGTGATAACGTCAAAGCCATCTTCGGTGCTGGGTCTGACCTACAGATTTATCATACTGGTTCAGATAGTTGGGTTAAAGACAACGGCACTGGCAATCTATACCTAGACACTAACGGTTCAGGTATAAACATTAGCTACAACAACAGTAATGAAAACATGGCGACTTTTACAGCTAATGGCGCAGCAACTTTATATTACGACAACTCTGCCAAAATCGCCACCATCAGCACAGGTGTAGACATCACAGGGACTTTGTCCAGCGATAAACTGAGTGTTTCTGAAGGTTCTTCTGGTGCAACTGCAAATTCAAACGCAGATGGGGTAGTTGTAGAGAATAATAGTAAAACAGGTATTTCAATTCTTACGCCTAATAATAGCGAGGGCTTAATATTCTTTGGTGATCCTGAAGATAATAACATTGGACGAATTTCTTATAGCCATTCCTCTAACGCAATGAGCTTTGTTACTAACAACAATACTCGTTTGAATATTACCTCAGGCGGCGATATCAGCTTTTACGAGGACACAGGCACCACGCCAAAGTTCTTCTGGGATGCGAGTGCGGAGAGCTTGGGCATTAACACGAGTTCGCCAGCGTCCAAAATTCATCTACAAAATGCAAGTGGTGGCTCTGGAGGTTACTTAAAAGTAACGGACGCAGTTTATGGTGGTGATGTTCGCCTTGGTATGGCTGATGGGGTTGATAACGATGCTATCGTTGGGGTCTGGACAAATAACAATGTTAAATTTTATACCAACAGCACAGAACGCATGCGCATCTCGTCAGCGGGTGATCTGGAACTAATCCAAAGCAATAACCTTTACTGGAAGCACCAAGGCGGTGGAACTATAAGGGCTGGTATTACTGCCGACAGTTCTGACAATCTTACGTTTTCAACAGGTTCATCTGACAGCACTGCGATGACAATAGACGGAAGCGGTAGTGTTGGAATTGGAAAAGTACCTACCGCGTCTTTAGACGTATTGGCCCCCTCAAATCAAGAGCCGTTAATTTTAACTGTAACATCAAACGGTTATGGATATGGTACATTTAGAAATGCGGCAGGGAATGACGTTGGTTACTGGGGACTTGGTTCTGGGCTAGTTCCTAGTGGGTCATCTGAGGATTTTGCTTTAAGAGCGCAGAGAAACGATTTAGTTTTTTGCGCTGGTGGCGGCACAGAACGTATGCGCCTCAATTCAGACGGCTCATGTCGCTGGACGCCTGACGGTTCAAACCCTGATATGACACTGGATGCGAGCGGTAACTTGCTTGTGGGTAAGACGAGTAATGCTTTTGGTACCGCTGGTGTAGCGTTAAGTCCGTCTGGCTCAAACAATATGACACGGGCGGGTGACCCACCACTAGCTCTTAATCGCCTTACTTCTGATGGTTCCATTCTCGGTTTCTACAAAGACGGCGCACCTGTGGGGAGTATTGGGACTAATTCTGGGCGTTTTGCAATCTATGGTACAGACAGAGGCATACGCTTTACAGCTAGTGAGTTAATGCCAACAAATGGGAGTGGTACTGCTACAAATGACATACTAAGTGTGGGTCATCCTGATTACCGCTTCAAAGACCTCTACCTGTCTGGCACTATTGAAATAGAAAACGGCACTGGCAATGTCGGCGTTGGTAAACAGGCGTTAAACTCTACTACTGCGGACAGTAACACTGCCGTTGGGTGTCAGGCGGGGTACACAAATGTTTCAGGCCGATCTAATACATTTATCGGCAACGATGCTGGTGAAATTTCAACTTCAAGCTTCAATACTTACATTGGGAAAGACGCTGGTAAATTAATAACATCAGGCCAAAAAAACACTATCCTTGGTAGCTACAACGGAAACCAAGGCGGCTTGGACATCCGCACCTCAAGCAACAACATCGTGCTGTCGGATGGGGATGGTAATCCTAGGGTTCTTGTTAATGCTCAAGGTTATTTGAAAGCCTTAGCAGAAAACTCAAGTTTTTACGCAACTACAGGTAATTACCACGAACTTAATCACAACAACAACGATACCTCTGCCCTAATTATACATCAGCAACACGGAAGTTATACTAACGATACAATCTTTGTTCAAAATACTAGATCACAAAGTTCTAATTTTGGGTTTGCGCAATTTCGATCAAATCAAGGTGCTGATATTGAATTTAGATTCCGCGGTGACGGTAACGCATACGCTGATAATGCTTGGAATGGCGGCGGTGCTGACTATGCAGAATACTTTGAATGGTCTGATGGCAACACGGCAAGCGAAGATCGCCGTGGTTTCTCTGTCGTATTGGTCGATAACAAACTGCGTAAGGCTACAGCAGACGATGATGCGTCATCAATCATAGGTGTAGTGTCAGGTAATCCATCTGTTGTTGGTGATACAGACATGGACGCATGGAAACATAAGTACTTGCGTGATGACTATGGCACATACCAACGTGATGAAAACGATGAACGTATTTTAAACTCAGATTACAACCCAGATCAGGAATACACTTCCCGTGAAAATCGCCCTGAGTGGGATACCGTGGGTCTGATGGGTAAGCTGCGCATTCGTAAAGGACAGCCAACAGGTTCTAACTGGATCAAGATGCGTGACGTATCTGACACAGTAGAAGAATGGCTCGTAAGATAACATTAATCAGAAAAGGAAAAAGCTATGGCTATTACTTACACTTGGTCAATCTCCAACATGGAGCATGAAATATCAGACGGTGCTGTAATCACTGCACACTGGTATTGCTTAGGCACTGACGCAGATGGAAACTCTGCACGTTCTTATGGAACAACATCATACACACCAGACCCATCAGCCCCAGGGTTTATCCCCTACGCTGACTTGACTGAAGAAATAGTATTGGACTGGGTACACGGAACGGTGGATAAGGATGCCACTGAAGCTGCTATTGCTGCTAAGATTGATGCGATAGCTAATCCAACGACTGCTGACGGAGTTCCGTGGGCAGCATAACCTGAAAGGAGATCAACGTGACTGAAGAAAAAAAGGTCATTATTGATGATGTCGAATATCTGGAAAGCCAATTAAGCGATGATGCCAAGAGGCTTATCAATCACTTAAATAGAATGGATCAAAAGCTGACTGCTGCAAAACTTAATCTGATTGAGTTGGAAAGGGGCAGCAAGGCGTTCTTTGATGATCTAAAAGCTGAATTAGAGGCTGCATAATGTCGCGTGACCTGTCTGGTGGTGTAACCGTTAATCTTGAAGATAGCGTTATCTTTCCGTTTTTTGCGGTAGAGCTTAACTTTGATGATGGTACTTTTGAAGCGGCAGATGGCAACGTCTACAACCGCGTTTTGCGCCTTTGGACAGGTCAAGGCACTCTGGTTTATGGAGGCAACGAATATTTTGGCACTGGCACTATGCTTGATGTGTCAGTCATTGAGGAAACCACAGAAATAGCCGCTAGAGGCGCTTCTTTAACTTTAAGCAGTGTTCCTAGCGAAGTCATATCTTTGGCGCTCACGGAGCAATATCAGGGGCGCACATGCAAGATATTCTTTGGTTTATTCCAAGAAGGGCGGCTGGAAGATCAAACGAGTGCAACTGATGCGCCGGTTTATATTCTGCTGCAAACCGGCGGTCGCATGATCTTGGAGGCTAACAAGACCAGCCTTACAGAAATATTCACTGGCTATATGGATCAGCTATCCATTGATGAGGGGCCAGATGCCAGCACCTTGCAGCTATCGGCAGAAAACAAACTGATTGATTTGGAGCGCCCTAGAGTTGGCCGGTTTACATCTGAATATCAGAAATCAATATATCCTGATGATAAGGGGTTTGATTTCGTTGAGGGGATGCAAGACCTTCAGATAACTTGGGGCAGGGCTGGTGCCTAACTTCCAGCAAGAATTTCTGGCCTCTTGCGCTGATGACGCAAAACATCTCTTAGATTTACATTGGCAAGAAATAGCAATCAATAAGCACAAGATTAAGCTAAACCCGCATTGGGAAGCATATCTGGATCTTGAGAACGAAAACCAGTTACGCATTTATACGGCGCGGGAAAATCAAAAGCTGGTTGGTTACTTTGTTTTAATTATAGGCATGAATTTGCATTATAAGGATCATGTGTTTGCGGTGAATGATGTGCTATACCTTCACAAGGATTGGCGAAGAGGCTTAACTGGTGTAAAGTTAGTTAAGTTCGCTGAGAAGTGCTTAAAGAAAGAAGGCGTTTCTGTGATGACAATAAACACTAAGACGCACAGGCCATTTGATAAACTGATGGAATATCTAAAGTATAATATGGTAGAACGTGTTTATCAGAAATATATAGGTGACTGATGGCTATTTCTGCTGGCATGGCAATTATGAGTACAGCAACGGCTGGTTTTACTGGCGCGTTGATTGGCGGCTCAATAATGACGCACTTCTTGGTTACTACGGCTATGGGTGCGGCTCTTAATGCACTTACGCCAAAGCCAAGCATTCCAAACGTATCAACGGGATCAAACGCGGCTAACCGTGGCTATCAAATTTCTTCTAGGGGTTCTGCGCAAAACCATCAGATTATATACGGTCAAACCAAGGTTGGCGGCGCGATTGTATTTGATGCAGTATCAGGCGTTAATAACAAAATCCTTCACAGAGTTATTGCTTTCGCTGGGCATGAAATCGAAGAATTTAGCACGTTCTATTTCAATGATGAGGCGCTTACGCTCACAACCGATACAGATAGCAATGGTGACACTTACTATAAGCCAACCGTTGCCACTACTAAAACTGGCGCAACCAGCACCAGATATAATGATTATGTGCGGATTTATCAGCGCAAAGGCGGCACAGAAAATAATACAGCAATAACAGCCCTTATTTCTGGTGGTGTAGCATGGACGCAAGACCATAAGTTGCAGGGCGTGGCTTATGCTTATTTCCGCATGGAATTTGACGCTGATGCCTTCCCGAATGGCGTTCCTGAGATGACTTGCATAATTAAGGGCAAGAAGGTCTATGATCCTAGATCCGACAGCACAGCATGGTCAGATAATCCTGCGCTTTGTTTACGGGATTACATAACAAGTGCTTCTTATGGTCTTGGCGAGGGGTATGCATCGATTGATGATGATGCGGTTACAGTTGCCGCTGATGTTTGCCAATATAAGAATTACGATGTGAACAACGCAGATCCAGCGTCTACTAAGACTGGTGGCTTGCGCTTTACTATGGATGGATCATTTACCACGGCGGTCACTCCGCACGATCACATGATGGATATGCTAACCGCAATGGCTGGGTTGATCTGGTATGGTCAAGGCAAGTGGCGCATGAAGGCAGGGCATTACGTTGCGCCCACTATTACATTCACTGAGGATGATTTGCGCTCTAATGTGCAAGTTTCCACCCGCCATAGTCGCAGGGATAACTTCAACACGGTCAAGGGCGTATTTAGAGGGCCAGCAACAGACTATCAGCCTACAGATTATGCAGAAGTCACCAATACTGCATTTAGAACTGCTGACAACAATCAGATCAGCACTTATGACCTAGATTTGCCATTTACCGATAGCTTTGACATAGCACGGCGGCTGGCTCTTATTACTCTTGAGCGCAACCGTCAGCAGCTAACCGTTCAAGTTTCGTTAGGAATGAGGGCGTTTCAGGTTCAAGTTGGTGATATTGTTAAGATGACAATCGCCAGATTTGGATGGACGAATAAAGAATATGAAGTGGTGCAATGGACGTTTGGATTGCAAGAAGATAACGATCTGCGCTGTGATTTGGTACTGCGTGAAATATCAGCAAGCGTCTTTGATGATATATCTGATGGCATTGTTTATGAGCGTGATAATACAACGCTTCTCAGCCCATTTGAGGTGCCACCCGTAGCCATTGCCACATCTAATGAATATGGCGGGGTCTTTAAGGTTGTGAGCGAAAAGCTATTGCGTGAGCTACAGCTAGACGTAACCGCAGCGGATGCCTCTAGGATTGATCGTGTAGAGGTTCAATATCGGGTGGCAAATACTGGCGATTATCTAAACATAGGAACCGGTGGCCTTGGGCGTTATAGTGTTCTTGATCTGGATGAAGCTAATTATGATGCGCGGGTCAGAGGCGTTAATACATTTGGCGTGAAGGGCGAATATAGCTATTTGCTTAATTTCCTCTTAGCTCCCTTGGATACGCCACCAGCAGATGTAGTCAGCAATGATTTTATCTTTGAGGTTTCTGGCGGCACGTTGTTTTTGCAGTGGGAGCCAATCGCTGATTTAGATTTATCTTACTATCAGATAAAGTATTCGTCAGACTTAACCACAGCGTCCACCAGTGATGCAAACGCGCTCTGGGGTGGTAACTCCAACATTGCTATTAATCGCGTTGCTAGGCCCGCCACATTCGCCACAGTACCCGCTAGATCGGGAACATTCTTAATTAAGGCATATGACAAGGCTGGAAACCCGTCAAACAATGCGGCTTTCGTTGTTATTCCCGCCGCTTCATTGCCAACTTTGGGCGTGGCTGTAACGCAAACAGAAAGCGGGGCGCATACATTTGCTGGCAATACCGGCATCAGCAACACCAACATCACTGTTGATACTTCGCCAAACCCAGATGAATTACGCATCAACGATACTTCTGCGGCTACGCCAAGCGGTATTTATTATTTTGGTGGCAATCTGTCTGGCTCACAAACCGATACAAATGGCGCAGATTACATTGATCTGGGATCAAGCAGAACGGCCACCACAACTGGCAGCGTAACCTTTGCGCGGCACATCGATTATGCTTCTGTCTTTGATAACATCCCGCAGAATTGGGATACTTGGCCTGATAACTTTGATGATTGGACAAACGAAGGTGCTGCCTTTGGTGATTTCTCAACGGCTGTTCAGGTAAGATCCACAGCAGATGATCCATCATCTTCACCCACATGGGGCGCATGGGAAACCGCTATTGGTCAGCAAGTGGTTGGCAGAGGCTTCCAATTTAGGGTAAACTTAAACGCAACCAATAGCGAAGTATCACCAGCCATCACAGTTCTTTCAGCAACGGTAGGTTACTAATGTCACAGAATAGCTTAACAATCGGAAACGTAACAGCGGCAGCAGCCAGAACTGCTATCAACAATGCCTTTGATACGCTTAAAACTCTTCACTCTGGTGCAAGCGCTCCATCAAGCCCATCAGCTTATATGCTCTGGTTTGAAACGGATACGAATAAATTGCAAATCTATGATGGCGCTCAGTGGATCGTCATAGGCGAGTTAGATGCCACAAACAACAACTTCCATCCGATTATTGGGAATTGGAAGCTAGACCTTTCTGGGAATGATTTGACGTTTGAATATAACGGTGCGGCTAAGATGAAACTATCATCTGCTGGCGCTTTAACTTGTGTTGGCGATATAACGGCGCTTGGAACTATCTAATGGCTATTTCTTCCACAGGCCCAATTTCTATGTCTACGATACAGACTGAGTTTGGTGGGTCTAATCCCATTTCTCTGTCTGAATATTATCGGAGCAATACATACGAAGCGGCTGTAAGTGGAAATAACACAACTGTTCCTCAATCGGGAACTATTAAGATGTCGCAGTTTCGTGGCACGTTTCAAGCAAGATATATTGTCTGGAAGCTGTTGGGCGCTGGTGGCGGCGGTGGTTATGGTGTTTTTAACGGCGCTGGATCAGGAAAAGCTGCGGATGGCGGTAATAGCACTTTAACATATAACGGCACCACATACACCGCAAACGGTGGCGCTGGGGGTGATAACGGTGCCATTTATTATAATCAGCCTGGTTCCGCTGGTCAGAACGCAGATACAAGCCAAGGCTATTCTGAGAACTTTGGTACATCTGGCGGTGAAAGCGCGCAACAAACAAACGGCGCTGCTGGCACAGGCTTTGCTGCTGGGGGATCTGGTGCTGGTGGTGATAACCCAGATCAATATGATAGCTCTGGTAACAAAGGTGAAGGCGGTTTAGCAGGATCAGAGCAGACGCAGACTGATTATGTAGCTGTTGGCGGGTCAATAGTGTATGATTTAGGCGTAGGCGGCGCTGGGGGCGATAGCTCATTTGATGGCGCTGCTGGTCTTTCTGGCCTTGTTGTTATTAATTCTAATGGCTCAGAGGTTGTCAGAACTGGCACTGATGGCACATATACGGTGGTCTAATGAGTTGGGTTAATAAATTTGGACAGCATTCATCAGCATTAAACCAGATGAGCTTTCTTGTCTTTCCATCTGTGCAAGAGCTTGTTTTTAGCTGTCGTGATGGGCAATTAAGCGTTTGCGTAGTATTCAACAGCATAGAGGCGCTAACGGATATTATTGGTGAAGTGCCAGACGAAATATCTTCTGCGGCCACACAACGCTATGGCGTGGATTTGGAGAGCATAGGAAGCAGCAATCTGCGCCTTTATGTTGATGGTCAGTCAGATAGCGAAATGCTTAGAAGCTATAGCTATAACTCAAGCGGCGGTTTGACGCAGAGTAAAATATACAAAAGAAGCGATGGCGAATATCCTATTTTAATTGATCGATATAACGCTTCTGGTGATTTAATAAGCGCAGATGAGCCAGAATACAGCGGTGATAGTAGCTTGTGGACAGGGCCAGCAGAAATTATAGATACAGCATCAGGCCATGATGTGATATATCTGGCTAAAGTAAATGCAGATCAGTGTTATATGCGGGTCATAAAATAGAGGTTGAAATGCGCTTCATGGAGAACTTTGCAACTATAATATGGGGCATTATAGCCGCTGCTTTGGCCGGTCTTTGGTGGGTTGTTCGTAATATCCTTACCAATACCAAAAAGATTGAATTGCTAGAGCAAAAGACTGAAATGATGCATGAGTTGCTAAAAGAAGTGCGTAACGATCAAAAGCAAATGCAGCGTGATTTGCAGAATTTAGCTTCCCGATAAAATATGGTATGATGGGGCCATGATCTGCGCCCTAACATCGATTGCCTTTGGTATGTATCCTTTCGGGGTGATGTATAAGGCTTGTGTTTATAGATGCCCGCCGCCTTCGTTCTATTATCATTATCCAAGGGTCATCAGAACAATGCCAGAGGCAAAATGCCCTAATTATGTATTGGTGGGTCGGGATACATGATAGATCCATTCACAGCACTGGCGGCGGTAAAATCTGCTGTTTCTGCGGGCAAGGAACTTGTCAACGTCACCAAGCAGATTGGTGAGTTTTTCGATGGCGTGGATGATTTACGCGCAGCCCATGAAAAGAAGAAGAACAGCCTTTTCTCTGGATCGGATGAGAATGCTATGGAGACATTTGTTAATCTGCAAAGGGCCAAGGACGCAGAAGAAGAATTGCGTCAGATCGTAATTGCCACCAGAGGCTTTTCCGCTTGGGGTGAATTGCAAGCCATAAGGGTGCAAGCAAGGAAAGATCGTAAGGCTAAGATAGAAGCTGAAAGGAAGCGCAAAGCGAAGCTAATTGAGAGGATTATTATTTATGGCGGCGCTGTAATTATTGTTTCGATCATGCTGGGGATTACGATTGTGATTATCTTAGCCAAGCAAGGGCGATTATGAGTGACGGTTTGAGCGGCATAGGATCTGCGCCATTTAACGTAGGATCGGACATTCATCAGCAAACCAGAGCGCGTGAGCGTATAGAAACGCATCTGGCAGAGCAAAGGGTTGAGAAAGAACATAGAGCCAACCACAGCCACCTAGAAGCGCTTGCAAAGCAAAGATTTGATCTAAACGAAACTTATGATAGGTTTGGTCGCAAGACTAACGCTGATCGTCCACAAGGCACTAAAATTAATATAGAGGTGTAAAATGTCGGCTAAAAAGCTAGAAGATCAAAGCAAGTATGATGCTTATGATATGAACAATGATGGCATTGTTTCTGATGCTGAAATGGCAAGAGCCAAAGAAATCCGCGAAACTGAGGATTTACTACGCAAGCACTTGGCACAATTACGCATGGCGCGTTGGACTTTAATTGGTATGGGGGCATTCACGGCGGCTATGTTTGCGATGCCGGTGGATCGTATAGAGGCTCTCAGCGATATTTCTAATCTGTTCTACATTAGCGGCGCTGGTATTGTTGGCGCTTACATGGGAACCACAGCATGGATGAGTAGGAAATGATTGATAAACTGATAGCACCCGTAACTGGTCTTTTAGACAAGTTCATTCCAGATGCCGACGAGAAAGCAAAACTCGCGCACGAGATTGCCACCATGTCACAGCGTCACGCGCAAGACTTGGCCCTCGCTCAGATACAAGTCAACGCAGCAGAAGCGGCAAGTGGAAGCACTTTTAAAGGTGGCTGGCGTCCTTTCATTGGTTGGATCTGTGGGCTTGCTTTTGGTTGGCATTTTATTGGTCAGCCTGTTGCCCTTTTT